ATGGACGGAAGCATTGATCGGCTTGCAAGGCTGTGTGATCGCTTCGAGCGTGTTTGCTTTGGCTGGGTTGGTCGGTTCGACGAATCCGCTGGCAAGATTGCAGATGATGAACAAGCAGTAGGATGCGAAGCCTATCATCGTCGAATGGATGAGGTTGCAGCGTTTTTTGGCAATCAATGGCACAACATTCACATGATGCGGGGGGTTGCGGTTGCCCGCGACTATCCGTTTCGCCAGCGCCGACAGCACATCACTTGGACAGAATGGTCACAAGCGGGACAGCGCAATGGACATTGCTCTGGACGATCAGTGGAGAGGAAGACGGGCTTATGCTGACCACCTCGAAAATATGCCCACTAACGCCCGCAGAGGCAAAGGCATTAGCCGAGCAGCTTACGACCAACTTCAGCGGCAACATGCTGCACAAGGAATTCGATCAGGCGTCAAACAATCTGCTGATCAGCTTGGGTTATTCTGAATTTGTAAACACTTTTAAAAAAGCAACGGAGGGTTACCATGATTAAGATTTTATCCCGCTGGCTCAAGCCTAAGCAAGCCCGTGACAATGACGGACGCTTTCTACCCAGCCGAGTTGCTGCACGCAAAAAGGCAATCCAGATCGCCAAAGAAATGGGCCGTCAGGATTTGGTCGAAAGGCTGCAGTCATGATCTATGAAACACCAGCAACACCCATCGCTCTCGCTAGGTATCTCGCAACGTACATAAGCGATGACAGCACAATCCTCGCTCACGTTCGCCATCGCTTCGGCGTTGATCTATCAAAGACCGACATGGCTAAAATGCGTGCATCGCTGCCGAAGAAATATCTGCCAGGACAAGGCAACCCGTCAGGCTGGGACTTCAAAAGTGATCGAAGCTTTCGCGGTCACGTTCGCCGCAGAACAGACGATCCGTTGCTTGCCGCGCTGGCATCTTACCACCTGAAGCACAGCAAGCTGAAGCCGCACGAAATTGAATATTATACGAGGCTGGCGAAATGAACATGTTTCCGAAATGGTATTCGCCGCCGCACATCGAGCGCCGCAGACGCAACAGTGGCTCGGCAGTGGTTACAGCGGTGATGAATGAATTCAACATCGACAAGCAATCATTGACCAGCCCCAGCCGATCAAAGAAGCCTGTAAGAGCTAGGCAGGTCGCCTGGTATGTGATGAGCCGCAATTGTGGACATATGTCCTATTTACAGATGGCGAAGATGCTGGGCCGCACAGATCACAGCACAGCCTTTCATGGAGTGCGCGTTGTCGAGAACCTGATCGAGCGAGACGATGAATTCGCCGCAGCAGTCGAACGGGTAGAAAGGGCTTTGCGTGACTAAATATTTTTCCAAGAAAACCGTTTGCTCACAGTGCCACCTTCATGCGTCAATGCGTGAAGCCAAGCGTTGCGATCAACTGCATCTGTTACAGAGAGGCAGGGAGATCGAGGGATTGACCATTGAGCCTAAGTTCGAGTTTGTTATCGACGGCAAGCCCTTGAAGATGGCGAACGGACGGGTGGCAAGCTATCGACCCGATTTTACATATGTCGAGCGTGGCAGATTAATCGCTGAAGATGTTAAGCCACCAACGAATCTGGCGATCAGCAGAGACTTTCCCCTGCGTGCTGCGCTGTTCAAGCATCTGTTTCCTGACTGGGAACTGAGATTGACTTGAAGCGTGATTTATGGTTATTTATTTGGGTGAGGATCAAAATAGCCGCTTGATCCCCACCCGATACAACGCCTGTTAAGGAGGCATTGAATATGAAGAATTATAGACGCCACGATACCGCAAAGCAAGGCGGTTAGCTGTGCATTATTTCCAATTCAACATAGGCGATTACGCCAGCCACACGCGCCACCTCACATTGATGGAGGATCTGGCTTACCGGCGAATGCTGGATACCTATTATCTGCGCGAACAACCGTTGCCAATTAACGCTGATGAAGTTGCAAGGCTGATCGGGATGCGAGATCATGTTGCCGAAGTAACGCAGGTGCTGAATGACTTTTTTGTCCAAAGCGACTGCGGATGGCGTCATGATCGAGCCGATGCAGACATAACGCATTTCCGCGATAAATCAGCCAAAGCATCTAACGCCGGTAAAGCGTCTGCTCAACGTCGGTTGAACGAACGCTCAACAGATGTTCAACCAACTAATAACCATAAACCAATAACCAATAACCAAGAACCAGATATAACCCCCCTTAATCCCCCCAGGGGGAAATATGTTGCCGCAGTAGCCGGTGTCGATGATGATGTTTGGAATGATTTTCAGGCATTGCGGAAAGCAAAAAAAGCGCCGCTGACGGAAACAGCCCTGAAGGCAATCGAACGCGAAGCTGCAAAAGCAGGGTGGACGTTAAACGATGCGATAGCCGAAAGTGTTGCACGCGGCTGGCAATCATTCAAAGCAGATTGGGTTAAGGAAAAGAGTAAGGCAAATGGAAAAATTGACAGCATGGGAAGAACTGAACGGGCAGCCTTACAAGCCCTCAGAGACCTTGGAATTACTCCGCATTCAACTCCAGGAACGCAAAGCGAAGGCGATGGCATGTCCACCCCAAGAGGCAATGGCATTGCTGGGCATCAATCTAGTCCTTTGCTCACCTTCGGGGATGACTGAAGCCGATCGTGTAGAATGGTTGAAGGCTGCTCTCATGACGATTGGCGATTGCCCAAAAGATTTGCTTGAAGATGCGTGTTTCGAAGCACGCAAGGTTTGCGATCATCCTGCCAAGATTGTTCCGTTCATTTGCGGACATATCAAAGACAGACCAGCATGGCGCTGGGAGCAAGTGCGATATATCGAAAGCAAAATTGAAAACTTCGATAAGCCAAAATTGACCGTGCAGAAGCCAGAAGAAGAAAAGCGCGACCTAGGCCCGATCACGCAGGAGGAAATTAATTCGCTCCCGCTTTTCCTGCGCAAGTCATGGCTGAACCTTGGGATGATCACGCAAGATCAATTCGACGCATCTTGGCAGCCAAGTGACGCAGACGAATAACCGCACGCAATTCCTGATAGACCTAGACAGATGGAAACGAGGCAAAATGTCAAAGGCTGCTTTACGCGATAACTGGAAAGCCGGGCGTTACCCAACAGACGCCTGGGCTAAGTTCTACCTTCAGCACTATGGGGTGATGTGATGGCTGATCCATATTTGATTGAAGGCCCTGCATTGATCTCATTCAGTGGTGGTCGTACAAGCGGCTACATGCTTTGGAAGATTATCGAAGCGCATGGCGGAAAGCTGCCAGAGGATGTTCACGTAACTTTCGCCAACACTGGCAAGGAGCGCGAAGAAACGCTGCGCTTTGTCCACGAATGCGGAAGCCGCTGGGGTGTTCCAATCCGCTGGCTAGAATGGAAAGCACGTAAAGGCCCGATAGAAGATCGTTTCGAAGAGGTTGGGTTCAACAGTGCCAGCCGCAATGGGGAGCCGTTTGCCGATCTGATCGCTGAAAAGAAATTCCTGCCAAATCCAGTGACGCGCTATTGCACGATTGAACTGAAAATCCGCACGATGAAATTCTTCGCTCAGTCGTTGGGGTGGGAGCATTGGACAAACGTAATCGGTCTACGAGCAGATGAGCCGCACAGAGTTGCAAGGGCGCGTGTCAGCGATAAGAAAGAACTTTGGACGAATGCGCTGCCATTAGCCGACGCAGGTGTGACGAACCGCGATGTTCGATCCTTCTGGAATGCCCAAGACTTTGACCTTCAGCTTTTGCCGTTCGAAGGCAATTGCGATGCCTGCTTTCTAAAGGCGCGGCCAAAACTGTGGGAGATTGAACGCGAACGCCCCAGCACGTTGAACTGGTGGATTGAGCAGGAAAACAGAATGGATCAGCTTGCCAAGAAAGGCGCAGGCCAGTTTCGGAAAGAATACACCTACACCGAATTGCAGGCCGCAGTGCAGCGTTCACCTGATTTATTTCTAGGCGCGTTTGACGATGATCTGGAAATGGATGCGGAATGTGGGACGTGGTGTGGAGAGGCTGCATAAGCAGACCCTTCCCATCCGACAAGCAATCATGTATTAACAAGCCACCAGACCGAAAGACGGAAGCTGAGACAATGGCATTGACACCTAAACAAGAGCGATTTGCTCAAGAAGTCGCACAAGGCAAAAGCCAAGCTGACGCTTATCGAGCAGCTTTTGATGTGAAGCCAACGACCAAGCCTGAAACCACATATAAGCGTGCTTGTGAGCTAATGGCTGACGGGAATATATCAGGAAGGGTTGCTGAACTCAAAGCCGCAATCGCTGAACGTGTTGTTTGGACTATGGCAGACAGTCTAGATGTTCTCTCCACGATAGCCAAAGGCATAGACCAGGACGCCAAGCCAAGCGACAAGGTGAACGCTGTAAAAGCCATCAACGCAATGATCGGTCTCGACGCTCCATCAAAGCTAAACGTCAATGGCGATATGGTGCATCACATCCTGCGTGAAGTGATTGATGACAACGCTGACGATTAAAACCCCGCGCTGGTTCAAGCCGTTCCTCCAGCCCAGTCGCTATAAGGGC